GGGTAGTTCGCTTCTTGGTGCCCTTACGCTTTCGGGGCTTCCGCCGTTTCGTTTTCGGGGCGTTCGCGGCAGTGGTTTCTGCTGCGTCCGCACCGTCTTCGTCTTGTGCATCAGAGCGCATGGGTGGTCCATCCACCGGCTCATCTGCATCCTTTGCCAACACGACTTCGCCATTCACTACAACATCCACCGCGGGGGCAGGGGGCTCAAGGAGGCTCGCCATGAACACGGGTATGTTCAAGAGTTGTTTCAGTGAAGTGGCTGACTGGAGGTAGGCGCTCAGCGACCCGGTGTCCAATTCCGGGAGAGCCAAGGCGACCTCATCATCCATCCAGTCATCCTTTGTGTTTGGGTAGCGAGAAGTCTTGTCCTCACTATACCACCAAGAAGTGTCACCCTCCGAGGGTTTCACCCGACCGCGAACTCTCCGCACCGCGTCAACCAGGTCACAGAATATGGGAGTCTGACCATCAGTGGCTTCAACACTAATCGCCTTCTCGACCAACTTCTGCTCCGGCTTCACGGTGTCTGGCAGGTTCGCGCACGTGTGGAATTTCCACAACGCGCGTTTAATGTCACACATCGAATCAGTCGCGCCGCACCAGACTCCAGGGGAATAATATCTCGCTAGGAAATTCACTCCCCTTTCGCCTCTCTGCACGAACTCACCAGTGGCAACATGTCCAACACTCGAAGCAGCACGAGAATAGCTGCTGATCTGGAAGTCGCCAATGATGCTATCATCGCCACCGAAGAGACCGACCGTCTCCAGGGTAGCCCAGGCGCGCTCGGGTGACATGAACTGACCATCAATGGGGGTCATCCGCATCGCCTTGTACGCAATGAATGCATTCTCCACGGTATTGAAGGGTGACGTTTCCGGTGAACCCGACGCGCGGGAATCACCGGAGTTGTACTTAACCCCCATGGACGTTCGTGCCGGCTGGTTTCGTTGAGTCCGCATGGTTTTCACCATATGGTCATGGACGCTCGGAGGGAATGCGCGAAGCATCATCGCATCCTCCAGCGCTCGCATGAGCGGGCCCGTTCTACCGTCCTGCCTGCTGAGATCTCCCAACGCCACACCGTCCACACTACACTCACAGATTCTAGCCACGATTGTAGCTATCTCTACTGGAGTTTTCCCGAACGCGTACCACTCCTGTTGCTTCAGGATGGCGTCCATGAACGCGTACATGTACGTGCTATAGGTCGCCTTATCCGAGCCGCAGATCGTTGTGATGTTGCGTGGGTCGCCGAGTTTCCCCATGGCCTCTTTCTTCTGGAAAGCCTTGAAGGTCCGGTTGTAGTGATCACCATTGTTGTCTGCCTCGGCGAGGATGCGCTGTTGAGATGGGCGCGGCTGTCGCTCGAAGTTTTCTTCGTAGGTGCCTGGGATGCAAATCCCCGGGACGGGTATCAGGTGCTTGATGAACTCCCGGACGATCCTCAAATGAAAGTCCGTTGGCTCGATGTTGGGAGGCTTGACATCGGTCAGCCTGCCCTTCACCGTCTGCTCATCATTAGCCCGTGTGAGGTCTGGAGCTGGTGCTCCGCCAATCAGAGGCGACATGAATGATGTTAGGCCCGGTCGGGCTTCTGGGTCGTAGGATTCCGGTTTGAATTGGTATCTGGCCACGCCAAGACTTACCGGATGGACGTACGTTGCTCCGCTCGCAAAGTCGGCCTTAGTGGCCTCCATGAGGTACGCGGTCAGGATCTCCGCAGACTCCTTCCGGCCGGGGCCGGGAGGGAGGTGCGATTCGACTGACGCGATCGTTAGCCGGTTTTTGGCCGTCGCGGCGCGGATGGCTACCTCAAGAAGACCATCCAGCGTGCTCGCGCTGACCTTCGCCGACGTGTAGGCGCCATCTCGCGAGATGGCTACCTCATGTTCGTCTCCAATTGACCTTATCACGTTGAAGCCCCGTTGCCGGGGGTCCATGCGCTCAAGGGGGGCGGTCTGCAAAGCGCGCTTCGCTAACCACCCGGCCGCGTACATATGTTTCCCGATCGGAACGAGGAGCACCAGTTGTCTGTGCTCACTCAAATTCCTCCGTTCAACAAGGTATGTCTTGGTCCTGTACCGGGGCCTCAGCCTTTTCCAGACCCACCCAGACACAGTGACGCAGTCGGGACCGTAATCCCAAAGCTTGTGTCTGAACACGGCCCCCCCCTTCACCCTCATTTCAAACTCCCCACTATCAAACCTGAAATAGCCGTCCTTTACCTTACCCGCTGGCACTGTGGGTGCTATCGTGTAAAGAAGTACTGGGTTATTGGTTTTGAGTAGTAGGGAGTGAATGTTCATGTGATAATCATCATCCACTGCCACCAACAGGTGATGGGGTAGAACCGCGTCGTTCTGGGTATTGATCGTGAGATCCTTCCCCCAGAACACCGCGCGTGATCCATCATATCCTGCCTTCTGGTCGGCATTGGCCATTTGAAGGAAGAAGGGCGTAAGCCCTGTCCGCAATCCTAGATTGGTTGCGAAATTAGCTACCGCGTTCCGCTCAGCTGCTGCGCTGGGGTGCGAATGCGTTGAACTATCTCTCTTCTGTGACCATGGTGTTTCGGCAAATTCTCCTCGGATTAGCGGCGTTATGCGCTCCGTCGCATGATTGGTGCGTTTCAACAACCAACTTTTATATATGTCGGTCGTCGAATGGATCATTTGTATTACTTCG